AAAATAATAGGTTCTAATATAACATTACCATCTTGCTCTTCTTCAAAAATACTTTTTTGATTTTTAGCATAACGCATAGATCTGTTTTGTCCAGTCTCTTCGTCAAAATATAATAATGCACTTCTTTTTGTATTCCTTGATGGAATTGTGTAGCTCAATGGAGCTTTGTCTCTGGTAAGCTTGTAGCTTTTATTTACAAAAGCTTCTTTCTTTTTTTTCATTTTGATTTGATTTAAAGTTTATAAAAAAAAGGAGAGGGCCGCTATGCGACCCAAGTCCTTAATGTAATCATCTTATTTGAATAAGAAGAAGTTGTTAGCACCTAAAGTACATAAAGCTCTTTCAGATAAGAAGTTTACTTCCATAGCATCTAAGCTAGAAGTAGCTGCTCCACCTGCTGAACCTGTAATCCAAGTCTTATAACGTCTGTCTTCAGTTTCTGAAGCTCTGTAACGTACATGTAAGAATGGTCTTTTAGCGTTTTTACCTAACACTTGGTCATATACTGTAGTAGAACCTGCAGGTACAAGTACCCCATTAATAGCTCCACCTACTAAACCTCCACGCATTGTAGGGTCGTTAAGATATTTCCAGTCTGTTTTGTAAAAGTCATAACCTCTACGGAATCCTGAGAAACCTAAGTTAAGAGCCATTTCTTCATCATTGTCAAAAAGACCATATGATGTACCACCTGCTCCATAAGAGTTTTGTGATGCCAACATATCATCAATATCAAATCCAAACTCTCTGTTTAAGAAAATAACATTTTCTTCAATAGAACCTTGCTTGTCTAATCGCTGAATAATAGCATCAAAATCTGCAAGAGCTGTTGGGTTACCACCACTCCATACATTTCCTCTTTCTTCAACTACATAGAAAAGTCCTTCTGAACCTTTGTTACCTACACCACTTGCTACACCTTCAACAATTGCTGCTGCTCCTGAAGCTGCTTCAGCTGGTACTGCTTCAACCATAGCTGTTTCTAAATAGTCTTCAAAACGAAGTCTAGTTTCATGCTCTGATTTCATATACCATAAGAAACCTGTTGCTCCATTTTCAGTTGTAACTTCAATCCATCCAATCTGCGCCATGTCAGAACCACTTACTGCGTAACGGTCTTTAATGATAATTGGAGAATTAGAGAAAATCTGATCATCAGCTTCTAATTGACCCTGCATTCCAATAGATCCTTTCTGGAATTCTGAACCATAAATAAATAAAGAACATACTACTGCTGCTGCAACTCCTTGACCTGCTGCTTCATAGTAAGCTACATCAATTGTTCCAGCTCCTGTATTAACTGCTGTTACAATAGCTTTGTTGCTAAGAACTGAACCTGCTGTGCTGTCAGATAACATAATTGTTTGTCCAACACGAATAGCAATAGAACCAGCTCCTGGTACTAAAGTATCTCCAATTGTTAAAGTAGCTGTTAACTGTCCTGCTGCTGCTGCAGAAGTTACGTTAGTATACTTCGTGTGTAATCTTCCTTGTTCTGCCCATTTAATAAGGTCAGAATTAGAAGGCATCTCAGCACCAACCATTCTTAAGAATGATGCTACTGTTCTGTTTCCATAACGTTCAAATTCTTTTTCGTAAGTATCTGGAAGATACTGATTTAAGAAATCAAAGTTAGTAATATAATTTGTCTGTAATAAGACTTGTTCTGAACTTGGCTGCAAGTCAAAACCTGGTACTGCATCTACTGCCATAATTTTTGTTTTAAATTTTTAAACTTATTTTTTACTTCTAATTTTTAATCCTCTGCCGCTTGTATCTGAAATTTGCCTAGCTTTAAATCCACCTTCTCCAATCACTTGGGGAGTTTTTCTTACCGACATGTTGACGTTTTTACTTTTTTTACTAACATCACCTATCGCATCAGACTTCCCTTGCTCATAAAAATAATTGGCAAAACGCTGAGGATCCATTGCAGCAGCTAATGCCGAATGCCACCCTTTAGCATCTTTAATTAAACCATTATCATCAACATACTTGCCAATAAAATTGTTTAAATCGCTTTGTTTAGACTTCATTTCAGCAGCATCGCCATAAGAATAGTTTACGTTTTTATCTCCTACATTGAACTCAAAACCTTTGAACTCGGAATTAAAAACTTCACTTGTTTGTTTTTTGAAAAACTCACTTTTTCTTTTAGCAACTTCTTCAGCTGACTTTGAATTTTCTATATAACTCTTGTAAGCTTGTATATCTTTAGCTTGTTCTTCAGAAATAGAACCCCCACTTGACTCAAGAGGAACTCTGTATTTTTCTTTTAACTCATTAAGATATGTTTTTGCTTTTGAAAGTTCTCTTTTTTTAGCAATATTCTTTTTCTTTATCTCTTTTTCATCATCTAACTCTTCATCATATGAAAACTTTTCTTCCATTAGATAATAAATGTCTTCACTATCTAAGTCTGATTCAGTTAAAGAATAGTACTCTTCTAATACCTGGTCTTCATTTAAGTCATCGTAATTTTTATTTACTTTTACGAAATCTTCAAATCCACGCCCTGTAGCTTTTTTATAATCTAAATATTTAGAAACATCTTCAGGTAAATCTTTTGCTTGCTCTCTTTCAACAAACAAATCATCTACAGATGATATATCTTTATTATATCTGGTTTTAATATATGAAAGAACATCTTCGTCTTTTAATCCGATATCTTCATTTATCGGTTCTTCATCTACTTTATTTACACTTGTATCTTCAACAGAAGTAGTTTCTACCTGTGTTAATTCTTCATCATGTTTTTCAAGCAGTTTTGCTTCTACTTCCTGAACAGATTTTTCTGTTACAGGGTTTACTTCTTTTACTTTAAATTCCATTTGATTTTATTTTTACAAAGTTAATATTTAATTATTTTAATCATCTAGGCTCAAATTCAGCAAGATCAAAACCATCAAGACTATCTTCGTTAGATTCAAAACTTACTGATGGTAGATTATTTTTTCTTTGTTCTATTAATTTAGATTGCTCTGTATTAGCTTGAGATATTCGTTTAGATTTAGCACCTTCTCTTTCATCTTCCCTTTTCTGTAATCCCTCTTGTTGCATTTTAGCCACTTCAACATCTACTCCTTTTAATTTCATTTGTAATGAAAATTCAAGATTCATTAACTCAGCTTTTATAGAAGCTTCACCCTGCATTTTTTGAACACCAAATTTCATTTTAGCTTCCTCTAATTGAATTAGAGCTTTCTGTTCCATTACAAATTGTTGCATCTTAGCTTGAGCAGCCATTTGTTGAGACTGTTGATTTATTTGAGCTTGTTGTTGAGCAGCAGCAGCTTTTTGTTCTTGTATAGTGTCTTCTTTGGATTTTCTTTTTAATTTTAAAACTTGATTAGCTAATTTTATATTTCTTATTTCACGAATATCAATAGCATCTTCTAAATTTATAGAATCTCTTTGAAGAGCCATTTGAATATTTTGTTCAAGCATTTTTCTTTCCTCTTCGTCTGGTTCTATTTCTATAAATATACCAAAGTCACTTAAATATAATTTACTAATCTCATCAAGTATCCCTACATTAAACTTACCTATTTGATTTACAAATTCTTCTTTAAAATCAGAATACTCTAAAACATCAGCAATTCTACTAGATAATGCAGTACATAACCTTTGTGTTATTTGAAGTCCTGAATCTAATATATGTCTTGTTGCGGTGTTACTACTTAATGCGGCTAACTTTTGTAGTCCAACTAAAGAATAAGAATCAGGAGTTGAGCCATCTCTAGCTTCATTTAATCCTGTTACATCCCTTAACATTTGCATGTAATGATTATATGTTCCAACTAAACTTTGAATTTTGCCTTGACCTGAACTACTGTTTAATTGTTGAATAGGAACTTTTGCTTGGTTATAATCTCCATCTTGAGTATAGCTTCTACCAATAACACTACCTGTTTGAAAAAACATTCTAAGTGCATCCTCTGGATTATATGCTTGTCCAGTTCCTAAATCTACTTCATTAAGACCATCTGCATCTATAAATACACCATCTGGAACAATTCTAGATATTACTTGTTGAAGTTTTAAATGAGTAATCTGAATTAAATCTGCAAACGTAATCATACGCCTTGTAAGTGATTCAAATACACCTTTATACATTCTAGGCGCACAAGCTACATATTCAGGATATACTTCCTGTGATGCTGATTGAGGTCTAGCCATGTTTTCAGCCATCTGCCATTTTAAAAGTATACTAGTACCCATTACCATTACACCTTCATACCAAACATCTATGGTTTTAGATACCTTTTCAAAATTACCCTCCTCCATCATTTCATCTGTAGGATTAAAAGTATCTTCTTTTTCAATTACTTTTTCAGCTCCAACTGAATTTACTTTTTTCTTATAAGTAAAAGTGTGAGTTGTTTTGTAATTAAAAAACAATACCGTAGCACTATCTTTACTAAATAAGCTGTTGTTGTAATATTGAGCTGTATTATTATAATCATACCAACTTTGACTGTATTTGGATATTTCATCCATATCCTGTCTTGTTAAAGTAGTATCTATTTTTTTTAATTCTGTAATTGGAAGTGTTTTAATTTCACCCCAATAAAAACAATCATCAAAATGAGGATCTTCAGTATAGCTATAAACTACATTAGCTGGATCAACATATTCTATTGATATACCTGAACCTGGTTTAAATGAGTTTTTACAAATACTTATTCCTAAAACAGTTTGATCGTAGTATAATTGTTTTTGTATTTCGTAATATCTATTTTCAGCTAAAACAGTATTGATTGCTTCTTCTGAAGCTATTTCAATAGAAGGCTTATACTTAAGCTGCATATGTAATGCCAACTCTTCTGAAGTATTTGGAATATCCTCTTCTGATGTAGCAAATACATCTATACCTGTTTGCTGCTGAATCTGCTGCATAAGAGGTTTTGCTAACATATCTTTTTCTAAAGCAACTTGATATTGGCTTCTTTTATCCAAAGACATTCCATCTTGCGCATAGGAATTTATTTTAAACATCCTATCGGCCATTCCGTTTACAACAATATCTACAAACTTGGGAATAATAGGTACAGGAGTCCAATCAAGATTTAAATAACTTAAATCTCCATCTATTGCAAGTTCATTTTTATATTTAGCAATTGATTGTTCTCCACGAGCATATAGTCTTAATCTATGGAAATCTGCCCATTGATTATAGAATCTACTTTGTCCACCATCTTTCCTGAACCATTCATATTGAATAGCCTGTCCTATTTGTAGTCCAAACTCAAAAGAATCTTTTTCCTTGTCTGAAACAAATTGACTAGGAAATCCAGTTGCGTTTAACGTGATTTTTACATCCTCCATTTATTGTATAATTTGGCTATAACTTCCCTTATTGTCATATCTTGCAAAGTTAAGTTTTATTTTTGATTTCTTTTTAATGGGTTGGTAGAGATTCTTTTGTGTAGCCATTATAGCTAAACCTGAACTTATTGACGCATCAAACTTTGTTCTATTGTTAATATCAAACCTTGCCCAGTCTTCTAATGTTCTAATAAAATACATTGAACCTATTAAATCAGAGTCTCTAAAAGCACCTGACAAATCAAATCCCACATGTTTTTCAATATAAGATTCTATAGCTGCTGCGTGAGCTTGTTTTATATCTTCAGAACTGTTTGGCATACCACCTAATTCTTTTTCTGTTTTAGAAAGTTTTGTGTAAATTTTGTCAGGTCTATTCATAGAAAACCCCCTGTACCCTCTATTTTTAAAATGATATAATAAACGTGGTTTGTTATTTTCAATAAGAATAGGCATTCCATAAAATACACACGCCATTAACACATCTTCAAAAAATATTTCAGCTGTTTGAGGTCTTGCTATGTACTCTAAAAAAAACTCATTAGTTGGCCCTTCATCCATATGGAATTTTGTCATACCATGTAATGCACCATTTGACCCTCCACCACCAACAGTCCCTGATATATCATAACTGTCACAACCAAAAGCTCCCATGTGTTCATTTCCAGGATATTTAATTCCGTTTTTAAAATAGTATTGATTTTGTAATTGTTTATTTGGAGTCCATGTAACATAAAATCTACCCCTATCATTTGGAGAAAAAATAACTTCTGTATCTTGTATTCCATTTTTCCAAGAAAAAGAACCTCTTGTTACAAATCTGTCTTTTATTAAAGAATCATTGTAATCTATTTGTTGATATAACTTCTGTAAATTAAATAAAGATTGTTTGCTTTCATCTCTAAAAGCATGTGATTCTGTTCTTGGAAATTGTCTATAGTATTCGTTTAATCCATCAGGGTCAGACTTGAGTCCTTCAACTTCATTATTCCAATGATCAACAACTCCTTGGTCTATAACCTCTCCTAAAGGGCCTTCTAATTCTTTTAAAGGTTCATCAAATACAGGATGCCCATATATATCAATAAATCCTTCATAATTCCATTCCATAGGGATGAAAAGTGAATATAGTCCGCTTTTGGTTTGACCATTCTTGTTTCGTTTTCCCACATCGGAATCTAAATACAATTTTTTAAAATTACCTCCTCCTTTTTCAAGAGAATTTGAGGTACTTCCCATCATACATTTTCCAATAATTCTAGAACCTAATCTAAGACAGGTTTTAGTAACCCTCCAGTTATTTAATATATTATCAGGTCTTTCCCATTTCCCACTTTCATCGTGAGCAAGTATTTTTAATTTTTCCCCATCGTATGAGTTGTCCCCTGTGTTTTTCCAGTCAATGGTGGTATCGAGACCTTCGAGTTCCTCAACGGCTTGATTTTGATCAAGTTTCTTTCTGGTAAGTTTGGATGCTGGGATTCTATACGCAAGCTCCGTCTTCGGCCTGTCCATTCCGTCTTGGATTGGTTTGAAGAAGAACGGATAGTTGAGGGATATTGGTACGACCTTATCGGTGAACATCTTCTTAGCATCCGACCCTGTTTTTGACAATATGCCAAAACGTGAGTCACGTGAGGTGGTTGCTGTATGCACGAGTTCTGATGAGGACATAAACGAAAAGCCTGAACGCCTGTTTTTAAGATAGCACATTCCGTATGAACGAACGTCCGCTTTGCATGCCTCCCAAAATATATAGAATAATCTATTGGACTCTCTAAAGTCTGGCTGCCCAATATCAATTTTGGTCCAGCACAAGTACATGTAATGAGAGCCAGTAATATAAGTAGGAACGTTTTTGTTATTAAACCAAAAACCTTCTTCACGCCTTTCAAACTCTTTGTCAATATAGTCATACCATTTTTCTTTAAAAGTATCAGGATATTTTTCCCAATCAAATACATTTTTAATTTTACTTAACTCTTTAGGATATTCTAATTTACCCCAATAATTACCTTCAAAATTATAAACATCTTTTTTTTGAGGTAAAGCAATTTTTAAGTTTTGTATTTCATATACTTCATCAATCGTGCCATCTTTAGAAATAACAACTATATCAAACTCCTTGTTATATCCATACTTCCATTTCTTAGATTTATTGTAAGACTTTAATACCTTTTGAGGTATAACATTTTCAAGTATTTTATATAAAGTTTGTTTATACATTATTTTGACCTTCCTTCAGCAAACCCTTTAAACGATGAAGCTTTATTATCTATATTATTAGTATCAAGCATATTGTTTTCTTCTTCAATTTTTGTTAAAATTTCAAAAGCATCAAATATAGCTAACTTCTTAGACGCTGCTGCATTTTTTAATCTATCTGCTGCAATATCAGGAGATAACCCATCTAAGTCTTTTTTTAAAATACCTTCATTAGCAACTTTAATAAGTTCTTGTACAGCTTTTTTACCTGCTTTTATAATTTCTAATTTTAATTCAGTATTGTTCATAAAACCATTGTTATATTTTTATCAAACATTCTATATAGTTTTTCACCATCTACATTAAATTCATATTCACTATCTGGCTGAAAAGAAACTTTATCGCCTTTATTAATACCCTTACTAATTAAGTACTTATTAGGATACTTAACTAAGCCAATTAATGGCTCTTCCTCTGCGTGAGTTTTAAGGTAATGATTCCCACCCTTTTCAATAGGTTTAATCATGCAGTATTTAGAATGAGCTTTCCATTCTCCATTTTGCTTATACATAAAAAACTGATCGTTGTCTATAAAAAACAAATCGTCCTTAAAGAAGCTTTTTCCGCTCTTTTCTCTACCCTGCATATCATTGTAGTACTTAAATACATTATGATGCACTAAAAGGGTGTCTCCTGGCTTTATAGGGCCTGTGTAGTTTATCGGAGTTTCAACAACTATTGCGTATCGATTAGATACAGTATGATCTTCTTTAGATGAACTTGTTATTAAATTAACATTTCCAATCTTTATAGTGTTATCATACCTTTTGTTATTGCTCGGTTTTACAATAAAATTAAAAGGTGATTTCATTCAAAATTTATATTATATTCAATTGATATTGGCATATTAGAATTAAACTCTTTCCAAAGGAATATTTCTCCTTTTTTGTTTTCAATCCAAATTTTTATAGAATTGTTTTCTTCTATATGCTTTATCAAATGTATACAATAATTTCCATTTAAAATATCTTGACCTAATATATAGTGCATAGCACTAGACTTATAGTCTGCTCCTACTGAAATTTTTCTTATATCCATTTAATTTAATTTTTATTTTAATTTTAGAAACAAATCCCTATAGATGTTACCAAACCTGTATCTGGGCCTGATATTGGTATTTCTATGGTAAATTTACCTGAACCTGTCCCATTAGAGTTAAATTGTCTTCTTCCTCCACCAAATAAAGGAGTAGTTCCAGCAGAATCTGAATAAACAATATCTCCTACAGCTGGGAAAGCACCACTACCATTATGGTAAAAAGTAGTATTAGAACTTGTAATAGTACAAGGATTTCTTGGAGAAGAAGTATTACTAAGAAAAGACGTAAGAGCATTTTGCGATCCGTAATCTCTAAAGTTTAGTAACTGATTCTTACTTCCTTCGTATGTTGAATTAAAATAACTAGCATTAGCATCATTAAAACAATCGTTTAAATCATCTGTTGTTGGGTTAACTTCTGTAACCACATCTTGTAACGTAAAAGTTGTAGTATTTGGAACACCCATTATATCCCTGCTTTTTCTAATCTTGCTTCTAATTCAGCAATTTTAGCTATTAATAAATCTATGTATTTAACTGTTTTATATCCTTCTGCATCATCCGCAACAAACTCAGGATGAGTTTTTTCTAATTCTTGAGCTATAACACCTGTTCTATATAAGCCCTTTTCTTCTTTCATTTCAAAAGACTTCCAAGCAACATCTATTTTATTAGGCGTTAATGTCTTTACTTTTGTTTTTAATCTTTCGTCAGAAGACAATATAAAGTTAGTTGCAGTAACTGTAGAAGTAAATCTACCTGTACCTGATACGTCTAATTTATATCCTGGACTTGTATTTCCAATACCAACAGATGTATTGTTTGGGTTAACACTAAGCGTTTCTGAACCTCCTACAACTAAATCAATTCTACCATTTTCAGTAGTTATAAAGTTTTCAGCATCTAAACCGTCAACGTCTCCTAAGAAAAATGTACCATTAACAGAATCAACATCCATCATTCTGTCTCCAGAGTTTTGTATTAAAAAGTCAGGACGATTAACTAGTACTTGGTTATTGGTAACCTCTAGTCCTTCACTATTACCAGTAACAACTCTCCATTGGTCTAGTGCATGGAATTCCATGTATGTATCAGCATCTCCACTATGAGATATTTTTTGACCTATAATAACTTCATTACCAAATGATTTCGTTCCTCCAAAAAATTGAGTTCCTCCTGCTGTAACAATACCTGCCAACGCTCCAGTTGCAGGCTCTATATCACAGCTTGTTCCATCAGAAGAATGTATTCTGACAGCTCCAACAAAATGTTGAGATGATAAGTCGGTATCAACATTGGGTGCTGAATTTGTTATAGTAACAGCTCCTGATGAACCTCCACCACTTAACCCTGTTCCTGCGGTTACCGATGTTATATCCCCTGTATTACTTGTAAAACCAGCATCATTAAGAAATATACTTAAGCCAATTTCACCTGCAGCTTTTCTACGTTCTGCTCCACCATCTAGTACTATAAACTCATCAGTAGTAAGCATAGCTGCTGTCATATCAACAAACTCAGATAAATCTAAACTTAATCCTGTTGCTGTTGCATCTAAACCAGCACCTAATGTAATTTCAGTTAAATCTAATGTAACAGCAAATGTAGAGTTACCAGATTGATTAGCTGTAAATGTTGCTCCACCATCAAGACCTGTACTAGTAGTCATTGTAAGCGTTCCGTTATTAACAGTAGGTAATGAACCAGATGTTATATATCCTGCTCCGTTTGTAATTGCATTATTGTTTAATGAAATATTAGCCGTACCATCAAAAGAAACACCTGCAATAGTTCTAGCATTTAATAACTTAGTTGCACTTCCTGCATTACCTGTAATAGTTGTCTGTACAACATTATTTACAACTCCTAAGTTTGCTCTAGCTGCTGACGCTGTACTTGCTCCTGTTCCACCATTAGCAACTGATAAATCAGTACCTGACCAATCTGCATTGTTAATAGCTAAGTTACCTCCAAGTGTTAAGTTACCTGAACTTGTAACTGTACCTGTAAGAGTTAATCCATTTTGTGTACCTGTTCCACCAACGCTTGTTACTGTTCCTGATGTACTTGAAGTACCTGCACCTATTAAACTTCTAACCTCAGCTGCTGATATACCTGAATTTAAACTTGGTACAGTACCATTAGATAAAATTGCAGGAACACCTGTATCACCAGTTACAGTACAGTTTAATGTAACACTACCTGACGTTCCTCCACCAGACATTCCTGTGCCAGCTACTACAGCTGTTATATCTCCTTGAGGTATGCTTGGAAAAGTTGTTAAATTACCTGCACCATTTACGTACTGAGAAGCAGTTCCTGCCATTGTAATACCAAGTGTACCTGATGTAGTTACTGCTGAACCTGTGTTAAATGCATTTCCTCCATGAGAAATTCCTACACTTGTTACAGTTCCTGTGTTTGTAGTATAACCTGCTCCGTTAGTTAATTGGTTATTATTTGTTGCTATTGTAGTACTATTAAAAGCATTAGATCCAAATGTATATGCTTGGTTTGATGCACCTAATACACTATATGTAAGTGTATTACCTGATTTACTTATACCATTAAGATAAAAGTTATCATTATTATCATTTGGATTAAACGTAATAGTGTCTGTACTAGCATTAGTTGTAATGCTCATTCCTCCAGTTGCAACAAAAGTAAGTGTATCATTATTGTTATCTGCAACAACTGTTGATTGTCCACTAACCGCAATATTTTTAAATATACTTTGTGATGAACCTCTGTCAGAATTGGTAATTGTTACAGTTCCAGATGTTCCACCACCACTAATACCTGTACCTGCTGTAACACCTGTTATATCCCCTACGTTAGAAGTCCAACCTGCGTTATTATTGAATATACTTAAAGGAATAGAAGAAATAAGTTGTTTATTACTTACTGTGCCATTTACTGCAACTAAGCTATCTGTACCAAGCAATGTTCCACCTGCACCTAATTCATTTAAGTCTAAAGTTAATCCTATTGTTTTATTAGCTGATTGATTAAGAGAAAATGATGTTGCTCCATCTAAACCTGTTCCTGTAGTTACAGTTACCGTAGCATTACTTACAGTAGGTACACTATTATCAACATAATTTTTATTTGCTGCATCTGTTCCTGCTGAAACAGTATCTACACCTTGTATTCTACCTGTTCCGCCTAAAACTATATCACCACCAGAAACTGTTAAATCTCCACTAATTTCAGCGTTATTTATTAACTTAATTCCCATATTTTATATTAAAATTATAGAGATATGTTACACTATATAGTATAACATATCTCCATTAAATAATTACCCTACATATGTAAGCAATGCTTTGTAAGCACTATCTGCAACTGTACCACTAAACTTAACAGTTAAGGTTGTTCCTGACCTTGTAACTTCTGTAAATACAGTTTCTCCTGCAGCCGATACAATTTCACATTTAACATCTATGGCAACTGCTCCACTAAAAGAACTAGTTACATTATAATCAAATGTTGTTATGCCACCTGTTGTACTACCTCCTGTTAAGAATATAGAATCTCCTTGTGCTGTGATTGTTGGTATTGCAGAAGTTAATGCATATCTACCATCTAAATCTACAGTTAAAGCACTTAAGCCTTGTCTTGATGCTGTAATAATACCGTTACCAGTATTAAAAGATAGCGCACTTAAGTAGTTATTGTTATCTGTTGGGGTTACCCATGAACCATCCCCTCTAAGGAATGTAGTAGAACCACCTCCTGCAGGAACGTGACCTACATCACTACCTCCATCATATGCCATTGACTGTACTTTAACAGCACCTGTAGTTGGATTAACAATAATTGGAGTACCTGTTGAAGTACCTGCTGCAATTTCATCAACACTAGTTACTGTTTGAGTATTTGTATCTACCCATGGTACGTTAACTACTAAGTTATCTCCTGAGTCAACTTGAACCTTATATGTTCTACTTGATGTTGAACTAGATGTGTTTGCTGCTACAGATTGAGTTCCATCTACATTTGCGTTTATAGTATTACCTGATAAACTTAAACCTGTACCTGCAGCTCTTTGCGTGTTTGTGTTTGTTGGGGTTACCCATGAACCATCACCTCTTAAGAAAGTAGTACTTCCACCCCCTGAAGGTACAATACCTAATGTAGAACCTCCGCTATAAATATCAGAAGAAACCCATCCATTTGATGTTACATTAAAGTGAGCTGAATTAAATCCTGCAATACCTTTTGTTGTAGCTCCATCACTAGAACCTGCTGTTGCAACTCCAATGTTATTTTGAACAACTGTCCAATCAGCTAATGTTGTTGGAGCATCTGATTCAGCAATAATTAAATCACCATCTTCAACTGCTTCTCCAAAAAAGTTACCTGCTGCAGTTACTGCATATGTCCAACCCTGCTTTATACTAGCACTTGGACTAACATCTAAGTCAGGTGTGTTAGTTGCTGCGTTATATCCTCCTTGGAAAATTAAAGCTCCTGAACCTGCCAACGTAGAATCTACATAACTCTTAGAAGCTGCCGAAGCTGCTGCACTTGGAGTTACTGGAACTGTTACTTGTCCTGTAAAAGAACCTGTTCCTGAAACACTTAAGTTACCACTTGTTAATGTTACATTATCTCCAACTGTTAAATCAGAAGCTATTGTAACGTCATCTGGTAATCCAATAGTAATACTACCATTATTACCTACACTTTCTGAAATTGAAATTTCATTAGTTGTACCACTAAAAGTAACTGTACTATCAGTTCCTGAACTTGCATCCAAAGTAACAACAGCTGTGTTAGCAGCTCCTGCTGAAACAGGTAGTGTATATGTTGTATTTGTATTTGGATTCGCAGGCAAAGTAAATGTTGTTATTTCATGACCTGTAACGTGTCCTGTTCCATTGGTTGTTACATCTGTATATGCATCGAATGTCCCTCCAAATGATAAAGTAGCAGCATCTGTAGTACCTGTATCAGCCTGACTTGCGTGAGAAATAGTTACAGAACCACTTGAACCACCACCTGTTATTGGCGATGTTGTACTTACATTTGTAATATCTCCTTGAGGTGCTAAAGCAATTAAACTTGATACAGCAATTTCTTTTACTGTACTATCTGTTGCATCCTCATATAAAATTTTATCAGCAGCAACTATAGTTGTTCCATCTGCAGCTGAATCTATAATGTTATTTGTACCTGTATAGTCTACAGCTAAAGAAACAGAACCTGAAGTTCCACCGCCTTGAAGACCTAATCCTGCATTTACAGCAGTAATATCTCCTTGAGGAATAGATGGAAATGTTGTTAAATTACCTTCACCGTTTATATATTGAGCAGAAGTACCTGCCATTGTAATTGCTAGAGTTCCTGAACCTGTAATAGGAGAACCTCCTACTGTAAATGCATTACCTGCGTGAGTCTGACCTACTGATGTTACAGTACCGTCAAATTGATCATTAGAAGTAATTGTAATAGTACTACCTGAACGTGTAACACTAGTTGTTCCTGCTCCATCAAATAAAATACTATCAGTACTAGATGGATTAGAAGCTACTAAATTAATAGTAGCAGTTCCATCTCCTGAACCTGTTGCTGTTAAATCATAAGTGGTATTAGTATCTGCAGAAGATTGAAGAGCTACCCAGCTTCCTCCTTCACCAACTTTTAACTGATTGTCTGTAGTATTGTAGTATAACTGACCATCTACAGGAGTTCCTGCAGCTGCATCATTTATCTCGTTTTGAATTTTTGCATTGAATAACTCGTTTTTGTTAAAATCAATACTGTTTAAAAAATTAATTGCCATGTTTGTTTTAGTTTAAATATGCTTTCCCAGAAAATCCTGCAGAAAAGGTTAAGGTTAGGTTGTTATTGTCTATATATTCGACTTCTCCAAAAATTAAGAACTCGTTACTATTTACTGTTGATACTGAAGGAAATTTACCTAAATTATGGTTTATATTCCATGTTGTTGCCGCAACTCCTTGTGTAAAAGTAAAAGTTGCATCAGTATTATCTTGCCAATTAGCGGTTAATGTTGCTCCACTTTCTTGAGTAGCAGTTAATGTTTTTGTTGTTGTTCCAGTAACAGCTAAAGATGTTATATTATCATCATATGCTGTATTCCAATCTGTAGAACTACCACCTGTTGTCGTTATAACACCTGCAACATCAACATCAGTTTGTATTTTTAAATTACCTACTATATTTTCAATATAAGCATTTGTTCCATCATGAAAAATACTAAGTTCGTTTCCTGAACCCCAAAATGATTTTACATTATTGCCATGATAAGTAGGCCCATTCATTATACCACCAGCTACAGGAAGATATGGCCCTCCTGTAACATATACATTGCTATCTACTGATCCATCTGCTTTTAAAAATTGCGAAGCTGTTCCTCCGTTAATTTCAAACTCATTAGAAATGTACTTTTTACCCATTTACCAGTTGTTTTGAACTATATTAACCCAAGCGTATGTTGCTGCGCCTGTTTGCATTACCATATCAACATAACTGTTATTACCACTTACCCTATATCTTTGAGTTCCTACATTAGATGCTGTTGGTGAGGAAGAATCATCTCCCATTCTTATAGCCCCATTTACATCTAATCTTGCTTGAGGAGTATTTGACCCTGTTAAACCTACACCTACATCACCACCATTTCTGAAAATAACATTCTCAGGCCCTGTGGTTTCATCAATAATTAAATCTCCTGACGCATCAGTTGATATCGACCAACTTGGAACAGCACTACCTAATGAACTAAATAATAATGAACCTGCATCAAGATTTATATCTCCTGTTACATCTAATTCATGATTTGGACTTACATTATTAATCCCTATATTAGTACCACTTTCAAACAGAATTGAATTTCCAATAGCAGTAGTTCCACTCCATTTAGTTATATATCCTGCAGTACCGCTTCCTGTAATTCCTGAACCTCCACCACCTGTGGCAACTTCAATAACTTTTCCTGTTGCAGTAACAGCTAAGTTGTAAGCTGCTGTTGCTGTAATATTTCCTAAACCATAACTCGGCAATTGTAAATCCCCTGACTTTAATAATACTAAAGCATTACTTTTATTTAAAGCGTCTTCTCCATTACCAACAGTTAAAATTCTATCTGCAGCAACCCAAGCACTTTTGCTTCCTGTAATGTCATCATTAAAAGAACCTAATACAGTTTCTCTAAAAGAAAAACTTTGTAAATCATTACCGATTGCTAATGCATTATCTCCATTAACTACATGTCCATGACCTATACCTATTGTTTTAGGGTCATCAGCATTTATCTCACTTCCTATTGCAACAGTTCTTGCTGCACCTGCTTCTACATCATATCCTAACGCAATTGCTGCTTCTCCGTTTGTTTCTGACTCAAATCCTACCGCAAAAGCATAATTACCTACTACAGCTGACCTATACCCCATTGACGTACTTGAATCTCCTGTTACAGTTGATTCAAATCCTGAAGCAAAAGAATTACTTCCTGATGCTACCGTAGAGTTATTTAAAGCTATTGACGAAGCTCCTGATGCTGTAGTACCTAATCCTATAGCTGCTGCAGATATGCCTGAAGCCATGTTTGTTTTACCAATTGACACCGCATCTGCTGCTGAAGAAGTATTTGTATTACCTATCGCTACTGCATGAGATGCACTAACTATGTTTTCATCACCTATTGCTACTGCATAATCAGATGCTACAGCTACACTATTCTGATAACCAATACCTATAGAGCTTGAAGACCTAACATTATTTCCTTTACCTTGTGCAAAAGCATAATCACCTATAACTGAATTGGAAGAACCTAAAGCAGCTCCACCTGTGGAAGAAACTGTATTAGAATGACCTAAACTTATACTTGAAGCTCCTGTAGAATTATTACTAACTCCAATTGCTATTGCTTCTCCATTACCTACTGAACCTGCTACATTTATATCACCAATTGCAATTGATTTATCTGATGCACTAACACTATTTGAACCTATTGCTAAAGAATCTAATCCATTTGCATCAACTATAGAACCAATTGCTACTGATTGTTCTCCTAATGAATGTGCTATTTCCCCCATTGCAACTGAATAATCTCCTGTTGCTATTGAATCTTTACCCATAGCAAACGAACCTATACCTATTGCTTCTGAACCATCTCCCATTGCAACTGAAAAGTTTCCTGTTGCTGTCGTTCCTTTATTCGTAGCTAATGATTGAAGACCTGTTGATGTAGTAGTTTGTCCTAAAGATATAGAAGAAGTTCCTACTGAAGTTGCACCATCTCCCATTGCAACTGAATAATTTCCTGTTGCTATAGTATCAAGACCTACAGTAAATGAAGCCTGTCCTGTTGCAGTTGATTGATTACCCATAGCAACTGAAAAGTTTCCATTTGCAGCTGAACTATCCCCTGTTGCAAAAGAATTGTCTCCTGCCGCTAAAGTTCCGTTTCCAAAAGCACTTGCATTTGCTCCAGCTGTATCACCTGAAGTGTTAAATCTTAAAGATGTAGCTCCTGTTCCTAATTTTATTGGAGCATCACCAAGTTCTCTTGGAGCTGTCCATATCGCTATATTACCTGTCGTTCCTTGACCTGTTAATACAGATGAGTTATCAATTTTATCCCAAAATACATTTCCTGCAACATCTTCAGAGATAATTGCCCAATCGCCTGGTTCCCAATCTGTTATTGTTCCACCTGCTGCATCTGTTAAAGGGGTTGTTCCTGCTATTGACACCACCCAATACTTACCTGTATTGTCGGATGTTAATGGGTAAGCTTGTAAGTCAGGTACATTTGTTGAAGCATTCCAAGCAGCTTGATATTCTAATCCTGAACCTTGAAAGTTTTCCCATTGAAGCTGACCATCAGCTCGTGAAACTAAAACTTGTTCAGAATTTCCTAAAGTACCTGTTGAATCTTTTACAGGCCCTTGAATGTTTAATACTGATTCAATAGTTGCTTCAGTACTATCATCAGTTCCTAATGTTGTATTTCCTCCTACAGATAATGTTCCTGCTAAAGCAGAATTACCTGTTATTGTTAAATTTGATCCTGCAGTAATATTTTGAGCCACTATCAATGATCCCACTCCTGCTCCGTTATTTAAAGTAACGGTTGTACCAAGAACTTCAGTAGGAGTTCCTCCCAATGAAGCTGTATCTTGATAGAATAATGAATTTACTACTTTAACAGATTCAAGACCTGAAGATGAAGCAGTAAAAATAGGAAGCCTATATGACACACCATCAAATGCTGAGTCAATAACAAAATCAGCAATACCTTGTACTGTAAAAGTTTTTGTTTGTTTTGCAATTGGATTAGAGTTTGCTGCCGTTCCAATTAAATAATCTGCCCCCTCAATCGGAGATTGTCCAGGGTATGATGTAGTATTGCTGATTTTTGCCATCTTATTCTTTTTCTTTTTCTTTTTCTTTTATTTCACCTGTTTGCAAGTTAATAGTAGTGTTTTCTCCGTATTTTTTTACCAACTCTGCTTCGAGTTTTCCAAATTCAGACCTAACACTTTGTACTTGCTCAACAATTAAATGTTTTTGTAGTTCTAAATCACCTAATTGTGATTTTAAGTTTACAAAATCTGAATTCAAGGTTTGTAATTTTTCTAATTCTGTCTTTTTTAAATTTTTCATTTTATTAAATTAAGGTTATTATGCAAAGGTAGTTAATTTTATTTATTTTTCTTTGAAGCTTTCTCCCAACTTCTTCCAACAAAATAAGCTCCATATACTGTTACAAGTAATGTTTGGAAAATAGGTATGTATTCTTTAGCTATTACAAAATCAGCTATATTACCATCAGTAAAACATAATGCAGTAAATATAACAGTCAAGTATATTAAAACCAACGGTCTAATATTTTTAGACAAAAAAGAATCACTTTGCATGTCATATTTCCAACGTTCACTAACTGCTTGTTGAGCTTCTGTATCTGCTTTCTCTAATATTTCTTGAATTTTTTGTTTAGCAACGAGCCTTTCTTCATCTGTCGTTATAAGTTCATCAAGAACATTTCCAACTTCTTTAATTACATTGCCACTTAGCCACTCCCATATTTTTTTCATAATAATTCGTATTCTTTAGTTGCATCAAAACTTGGACATGCTTTAGAGGAAAAATCTCTATGTCCATGTATAACTGCGTTAGGAAATATATTTTTTAATGTTTTTAATAATAAAATAAAACTTTCTTTTTGTTCTTTTGTTCTATTGTCTTCTGGGCAATTTTTAAGGTCTACACCGCCTGCATAACATATTCCTATACTATTACGGTTATTTCCTTTTGTATGCGCTCCAGAGGTCTCCAATGGCCTACCTAGTTCGATCTGACCATCTCTTTTAATAAAAAAATGGTAGCCAATACCTGACCACCCTCTTTCTAAGTGCCATTCATTGATAGTAGCAGCATTAATATCCATAGTTGGATTAGTTGCTGCGCAATGAATAATTATTTTATTTATTTTTCTCATTATAATTAATCCATATTCTTTGAGCTGTATAAACTATAGAAGCCGTTAATAGAATTAATTTTAACGCCATTTCCATTTCAGTAAAAGACAGGCTAATACTTAAAAAATTTAAAGCATATATTTTTATGTCTTGCATAGTTATCATTTTCTTATAAGTATATAATTTACTTCTAAGTCTAATAACGCACTATTATCTTGTGTATATCCTACCATAATGCGACAATTTCTCCTGCTGTTGTACCTGTGTCATACACTTGCAATACATTTACTGGGAAAAATTGCCCTGCATAAACTCCTGTAAAAGTAACATCATCACCACCTACAGTTTTTACTCTAATATTTCCAGGTAACCCTATATATAAAGCGCACCCATTATTAGTTCCTCCTGTAACACTTGGAATTTGATCTGTGTCACTTGGAGCAACTATTGCTGCCCTACCTGCTTGTAATTTTTGATATGCCATTTTTTATTTATTGTAAGGAAACATTCTGTTTAAACTATCTTTTCGTTGACCACATCCGCAAGGTTTTTTTGTAACCTCACTTATTTTGTCAACAACAGCTTTTACTCCTGTTGCCTTTGTTATTTTTTCTATTGTATCTCCTAATCCTTTTGATTTCATTTCTTGCAAGTACATAATTTATTTGGACAACTATCGACTACTTTAAAAGTAATAAACATTAAAGCATAATTCCAACTACATTGAAATTTACACCATACTTTTTGCATCCACAATCCTAATTTTATAAAAGCTCCTCCCATTTATTTTTTTATTTTACAAATATACAACTATTTTATTTTCTTGATTTAGCTCCTGAACACTTCCATCTCTTTCGAGATAAGTTGTTTGGAGTATTAGGATCGTTTCTTTTTTTAGCAGAAAGTCTTTTTTTAATTCCTAAACTCCTAGCACAATAGCTATCACCTTTAGATGTACCAGGTCTTACTCTTGGGCCTCCACCCTTAGCACTACCTGCTTGTCCGTAACTTACCTTTTTACCGCTTGCAGTAATTTTTACTTTAGCTTTACCTTTCCTCGGTGTTGCCATTATTTTTTTTCTTTCTTTTTTCTTAAAGGTGAGTTTTGACCTTCCCATCTACCCATTTTTTCCATTTCAGGCTCTCCTTCGTACTTTAGTCTTTGTTTAGAAGGTTTTAATCCTCTTAATCCTAATGAAAATCCTTTTCTGTACTGAATAGAATCTCTTTTAGTAGCAGGAGTTCTACTATCAACATTATTTGCTATATTATTAGCTTGTCTTGCCTGTCCTAATAAAGTAAATTTTAATCCTTTTCTGCAATCAATTAATGCTTGTCCTTTTTTTCCTATACATCCCATAATTTTATTTTTTACCGCATTTAGCGTAAACACTTTTTTTTATTTGTTTATCTGAAGGTAACCCATTTTTTTCTGGCTTTACACCACTTTTTACAGCTGCTGTAAAATAAGGTTTTAATTTTTTTTCCATTGCTATAATTATTTATTATTTTTTTACACAGTTATTTACTCGTTTAATTTTACCGCTTGCGGTTTTTTTTCTGCTTGGAGATTTCTTAGTTCCTTTAGCAACATATCCTGTCCAACACTTCTGTTTATATGCCATTTTTAGAATGTTGTTGTTTCAAAAGTAAGAACAACCTCCATTTCAGCATTACTTGTTGGAATTACCCCTGCTGCCTCTACTCCTGATACGTTAATAATTGTTCCAGCTGCAAAATTACCAAAATATCCTCCTACAGGTGATGTAGCGCTTTTAAATGGAAAACTACCATTATCTGCAACTGTTAAATTAAGACCTGCGATAATTGTACCAGCACCTGCATAGTTTGAAGTTAGTGATGTAGACCCACTTGGAGTTGTCATAGCTCTAACTTGTATTTCGTATAATGCGTCTGCTGGAATTCCTGTTACACCAGTATCAGATATCCATTTATAGCTTACTCCAATTAATTTAGCTGCAACTGGGATGATTAATACAGATGAATGATCACCTGCTGGTGCTGAAGAAACTCCAAATTCTAATGTATCTCCAAAAATACCTGGACTTCCTCCAAACATGTTTTGAAAAGTACCTGTTACAGTATATATCGACCCTCTTTTTGTGTCAACTTTTACTGTATTAGAACCCATGTCTGTTAAAACAATGTTTTCACCTGCTTCAAGTGTTACATTATCTACAACACCATTGTTATCTGTTAATGTTATTGCATAATCATCTGTACCGCTAACTGCTCCTGTTAAGTCATATCTTAAACCTACCTTTTCGGATGCAATTTGAACATTTTCTGTTCCTGTGTATCCTACCAAGAAATCTACATCCGCTTGGTCTGTTTTTAATTCAAATTGTGAAAATTTTATATTTGCCATTTTTTATTTATTTTATGCACATAATTCTGGAATCATTCTACTATCTCCAATTACTGTTTCTTGTTCGCAAAAATCATCAAGCTCTGTTATTATAAAACAGATTTCTGGTATATCTTCGTTTCTTTTGTCTTGAAACGGTATTCCGTTTCCTATAGCTGCTCCTAATCCCATTATTTACCTCCTGTATTACCTTTGTTTTTTCTACCTGCTCCTTTTTTACCTCTAGCTCTCTTGTCTCCAGGAGTGTTAGACTTACTTCCTCTGTTTTTAGATTGAGCTTCTAACACAATACGACCTTTTTTGTGGGAAACATCTAATTTATCTCCATTACCATAAGTCCCTTTTTCTCTATTCTCCCTATTATCTGCAACTCTTTTCTTTATTGAAGATCTTTTTTTATTGTATTTAGCCTGATAATCACGATGTTTTTTTCTTGCATCAGGGTTATCTCTGTAAAATTTAGCAGTTCTGCTTAACGCCATAATAATATTTGTATATTGCAAAGATACAAATTTAATTAAATGAAAATTAGAACACCACACACACCTAAACATGATTATTTAAAGTATTGGAAAGTAGTAAGGCAATGGGCTAAAACCAAGTACGGCTTAGGTGTTGCTGAAATTGAAATGATTTTGTTCTTATATAGCGAAGGTTTTTTTAAACGAAAAGATTTTGAAGAATATATGGAAATAATGTCTTGGGACGCAAGACGCTTTGATCGATTGCTTAAAGAAAAATGGATTGTTGTCTGGAGAGAAAGAAAAGGCAAAGAAGGTAAACTGTATGAAGTTGGCTATGCTGGGAAAAGAATGTGCCTTTCAATTTATAAAAAGTTAAACATGGAAGAAACGGTATCAGAACACAGAAGAGCTAATCCTATATTCGACCCAAATGCGGATTATTCAAAAAAAGTTTATCGTAAAATAATTAAAAAAATGAATCAAGAGATAAAAAAAAATCTGTAAAGATTTTTTAATTTTCTTTACAGATTAATTTTCTTTTGTAAACTAAATTACAATACTACTACAATATCTCTCTCAGATATAATTGTAACCATTTCTTCATTTAACATCATTTTGTGACCTGCGTTCTTATCATAGAATACAAGGTCATCTTTTTTAACAACACTTACATCTGTACCTGGAACAACTATAATTCCTTTTTTGTATCTTAGTTGATTGCTATCGTCTGAAGTTAGTAATATTCCTGACTCAGTTTTGTGCTGTTCAATTATTTCTGTAATTACAATGTACTTACCTACTGCTTTCATATTATTTAATTTTTGCATCCATAACCACTCTTTGTTAATCACTTTAAATTTTCCATTAAAATTTTTTTAACATTTAAGTAAACTGAATTTGCAGATTGAACAGAGATTTCTCCTTCTTTAAATAATTTTCCTGCAAAACTGTCTGCTATTTTATCAGCTCTTCTTTCTATTAATACATTTTCCATATTTATTTTCTTTTCATTGTTACTATTGCGTTTGTACTTAATATTGTTGTCGCTACACTTACTGCATTCTTTAATGCATTCTTTGTAACCTTAGCAGGATCTATAACACCCATCTTATACATATCCCCAAACACTTTGTTTTGAACATCATATCCAAAATTGTAAGGAACACTTGCACAAGAACATATCCTGTCTCTTATTTCTTTTATGTTTTCACCTGCATTAGTAAGTATTTGTTCTAATGGTGATATCAAAGCTCCATACATAACATCATTAGCATTCCCATCCGCTAACAGTTCAGCACAACGCAACAAAGCTAACCCTCCGCCTGGAAGTATCCCTTCCTCAATCGCAGACTTAACAGCACATACCGAATCCTCTACTCGATCATATTTTTCTTTCTGCTCTATATCAGAATCAGCTCCTACATAAATTATTCCTACAGCTCCAGATAATAAAGCAATTCTTTCAGAAATAAAATCTCTTTCTCTTTTGTCTGAATTGTTTTCCTTCTGAACCTTTAATTCTTCAATTCTAGTTACAGCCTCTTTACTACTCGAATCATTATTCATAATTACTGTAGAATTCTGACCTACAATAATTTTGTCTGCATGACCTAAGTCCTCCATAGACAACATCCCAATATTATCTCCCTGTGACTCGCTGAAATATTTTGCCCCTATAGCCAACGCAATATCACTCATCAATTCATTTGTCTTGTATCCAAAAGATGGAGGAATAATATTGCATAGCTTTAGGTTATTTTGAATAACATTCGCTGCTAAAGTATTTGTTACATTACCTGAACAATTTCCTATAATTAAAAGCTTCTTGTTTTGATTTATTATTGGCTTTAATATATTTTCAATCTGAAGTATATTAGTAATCTCCATGTCTGTCATTAAAACATAAACATCATCTAAAATACATTCATCGTTTCTGTGATTATTAATAAACAGCTTTGAAGAATATCCCCTGTCAATCTTAATTCCTTTAGTTACCTCGTAGTATGTTTTGTCTGTCTTGCTGTTCTCAACCGTAAGTACTCCGTCTTTACCTAATTCCTTATAAGCACTAGCAATCATTTTTCCTATTACATTATCATTGTTAGCAGAAATACTAGCAACATGCTGTAACGTTTTACCTGTAACTTTTTTTGAAGATAAATCTAACTCCTTGATTACATTATCAGAAACAACTTTAATATCTCTAATTAACTGTGTAGTGTTAATCTCTGGATTACGCTGTATTAATCGCATACCCTCTTTTACAATAGCCTCAGTTAATACAATCGCAGTTGTTGTTCCATCTCCTGCAGAAGTAGCAGTTCTATCAGCAGCCTCCTTCATCATAGTAATCGCCAAGTTCTCTACAGCGTCCTCTAAGTCAATCGACTTAGCAACCGTAACCCCATCCTTAGTAATGGTAATTCCTCCTGTATGATTCTGTGATTCAATTAGTACTGTCTTGCCAAGTGGCCCTAATGTACTTTTTACTGCTCTGGAAATTGTAGTGATTCCGCTTAATAATTTGTCTCTCCCCTCCTGATCGAAGGATAATTCTTTTGGATTCATATTTTCATTTAATTAGATTATTGCAAATATACAATAATAATATAACATGTCGTATGTCGATTTTATTTTTCCCTATATATATATAGTGTTTTATATTAATATATATTTTCTTTTCCCTGTTAAGTTAGTAAAAAATCGACATAATCGACACAAAGTTAATTAAACCCAATGACAGTAAGAGTTTAACGAAAGTCAAAATCGACACGAAATCGACATAAAATCGACATATTACCACAAAAAAAAAGGGCAAACATAAGTTATACCCTTTCTCCTGAGAAACACAAATCTAATTGTGGGAAAATTATTTATATATACTGAAGAAATTTTTCTTAGCCTCAGCTAATTCAATTCCATCTGCAATCATACTAATCTTCTTAGCACGATGTTTAGCATTTTTAAAACTTGCTAGTTTTTTAATACCCATTTCGTAATAGTCACCATGCCCATCAAGCTCATGCTTGTTACGACTCGACATATACTCTTTCATTATTGGTCTTTTACTATCCATATTATTGCCATTTAAAATGTAAACTTATTATTCCTAAATAAAGTACGAACTCTCCATAATCATAATCATCGTCTTTATTAAAAAGACTCCAACCTACAGCTAGTCCTATAGAAAGTCTGTTCTGTAATTCTAATTCCCAATTCTCCATTAGGCAAATATACAAAATATATATTACTTATATAGAGGCTCTGGGTAATAATATAATATACGAC